AGGTTTATCGTAATGGCTTATCCCTATCTAGTCGCAGACATTGACCCACGAAAGTTTGTTTTGTCTTACTCCCTCATTCTACACTCTATTATCGGCCTGTCAACACCCTTTTCCTTAGAAAATAAAAGATTCCGGGCGCCCGCAGGTTTGCCCTAAGTCGTTTAGGATCAACAACTTAGAGCGAACCCGATTTTTACATTACAGGCTCATCTTCCTCAAAAAACTCACCCAGATTATAGTCATCCCAAATACGCTTAGGAATCATCTTATGGTCATTATACTCTACATAAGAATCCTCGCCATCCTCCCATATTCCACAAAAGCCCATGCCCGGCTCAAAATATGTAGCCTCAACACTAAACCCCAAATCGTGCAGTTTCTCATATAGCCCAGTAGGAGGACTCCACGCACTATCAAAACTCATAGTAGCCTCATTATCCACAACGGTAGGCTTCAATCCATGTGCCTCATTATTGTCGCTACCAATGTCCCATTTGGTTCCCCAGTTGTTGATGCACCAAGTGTACCAATAGTTTGGGCTAGATTCATCAGTGATAAGTTCTCCCTTATCGTCTTTCGGTACCGGCAAATAATGTTCGCAAGCCTTACCTTCCTTATAGGCATGGACAAACTCCATAATCTTAGACCGATCCTCATGTCTAATCGTCAACTTATTCAAGCACCAGTTGGGCATAAAAACCTTTCAGTTGTTGCAGGGGGTGGAGGCGGTTGCACACTTTTCGATCATTTTTTCCATGATCATCTTGTGAAACGCTTTCTCTACAAGCAAGATAGTATCTGCTCGCACAGTAGCAGGAAGATCACGCATCTCGGCCACACCCACAACAAGTTGGGTGAACCCCATGATATCAGCCATCATCTTGTCGTGTTCGGTCACAACAGCCTTCATCTTTCTCTCCTTTTGCTCGATTCTACACTAGATATTATCGGCTGTCAAGAGGCTAAAACTTTCGCTGACTATGCCCACGCCGCCCAAATCCGTAGGATTAGGCAGGACAGTGACCCCACAGGGAATCGAACCCTGATTCTCGGAGCGAAAATCCGATTTCCTAGCCGTTAGAAGATGGGGCCGTCACACGCTCTATCCAAATATTACTACCATACTTATCCTTAGCCTTATTATAGGCATCATACTGACTAAATGCAACCACATAGCCAATAAAACGATTATCCTTGAAAACTCTCCAAGAAAAAGCACCGAGGCAAGTGTGAGTAATCATGCCGCTATTATACAGATTATCGACGCTTTGTCAACACCAACTTGAGAAAAAAGTTTGGCACAAAATCTGCGGGCCCCCTCGCCCTAAGTCCTTTGTTTCCAAAGGGTTAGGGTTAGAGGGTTTCCGGGAAAGGATCAGAACATCATAGCCGCAACACCACTCTTGAAGAGTGCCCCACCAAGGAGGGGACGGCGGCAGTTTACAACACGCTCCGCGTAGAAGTTGCGAATAGTACCATCGGGACTCTCACCAGTAACAAGATGATTAGTACGCTTGAAGTTACTATCATGCTTACGATAGTTACTAGTTGCGTTCAGTCTACTAATCTGCTGTTGAGTCAGAGTGCTAATATCCACAACTTTGACCATGTATCGCTCAGGATCACCCTTGTGGGGCTGGAGATACTCAAAGTTGAAGACATCGCCAACCCTAGCGGAACTAAGACTAGCATTCACTCCACTGTAAACATGAAACAGAACGAACCCAATAACAGCACAAGCCACAGCAATGGCAAACACACCATAAGAAACAACATCATTCATTTAGAAACCCTTTCTTTGAGATGAAACCTTTTCCCAAGTATACCCTAGTATCGTCATTTGTCAAGAGCCGTCTTCACTCAAAATCCACAAAAATGATCTGGTTGTAGCCTCGCGGCTTTATTGTGATACTATCGCCATAATCGTAGGTGTCGGCCTTAACCCCGGTCATGTTTGCCAGGGATTTAGCCTTTCTCACAATGCTACGCTGAGAAATAGTATCCTTCACATTAAACTGGTGAAAGTTAACCCAACCATAGTTAGCCTCACCACCGAATGTATCGGTAATAGTAACTGCACACTTCATCAAAAATCCTCCCCGTAGTAACCGTAATCCTCATCCGTTCCCCAACCGGCACTAGTCATGCCACTATCGTGATCTCCGTCCATGCTATCATCATAATCGTAATCGTTATCTTCAAAATCCTCATCGTCACCGTAGAAATCGTCACTGTAATCGTAGTTGTAATCCATATCGTCCTCGTAAGAGTTATCGTGATCGAACAGGGAATCGGGGTGGCTCATAACTATTCCTTTACAACTAGAGAAAGAAAACAAAATCCGAAGTAGCACACTAGAAACAGTATAGCGGCCATGTTTTGACTTGTCAACCCTCAGTAGATATTTGCCCAAAAGGGCTCGCTCGGGACCAAATCGTCCACAATGCCGACCACCTCGGCCCAATCCCAATAGTTGACCTCGATATTGGAATCATCAATCGGCTCGACCATCGGCTCCAGCGTACCCTGCTCGGCCAGTTCCGCGAGAATCCGGTTCACATCGTCGAACGTGTTGAGCATCGTCGTTTCTCCGTGGGGTGATACGCTGATTCTACATATATTTATCGACGTGTCAAGGGAAAAAAATGAGAAAATAAAAGATTCCGGCGGCCGGCCGCCTTAACGTAACCCCTTACGGCTCAAGAGTTTACGATCCATGCCGCAACGCAACCGGCCACGAATGATACGGCCAAAATAAACTTGTCCATTCTTAATCTTTCTTTATTGGAAAAACAAGATCACAAACAAGATAACTACCAACAACGCCAGCAATAAATCCCACACCTATGCACACCCAGTTTATATCGGCCATCCCTAGCCCCTTTCTTTAGTTATTTCTCATCCCTGCACAACCATCCCCTCCATAAAGGGAAGTTCCCGTCCGTTGATTTTCACGAACCATTCATATTTCCGCTGGTACACCCTCACCGGCGAATACTGGTTGATTCGGTCCTTCGTGGTACTGGTTTCCCAACCCCCAGTCTGGAGTGTATAGGTGTTGTCATCGTGAATCTTCACCACATAGGTGTCGTGAAGTTTGATTCCAACCGAGCCATCCGACAGGATTTCCGCGTAGGTATTGTTTCCGACCCTTCGACTATCCTTGTTCCGCTTGCCACGAACCATCGAAACCGCTTCGCTGTGAGTCATATTCTTTCCTTTGGGGTGATGCTCTGATTCTACAATCTATTATCGGCTAAGTCAAGCCCTAATCTGAAATATTTTTCACGCCTTATTCACGCAGCGATAAACAAATCCGATGGTGTCGATCACCATGCCAGCAAGAGTACCCGCGAACATGGTCAGGAAAAACACGGTGAACCACCAACCAGCATAGGTTTCACCTTCCGCAACAAGCACGTTAGGTTCGCCAAGTCCGAGAAGGATCATCACCTTCATGACGCAGCACAACGCACAAGCAAAGAAAAAGCCAAAACCGGTCATAAGCACAGTATTCATAAAAACCCTTTCGTGTGATGATTCTCTCTTACTTATCGGTATTCTACAGGGCGAACTTTAGTCTGTCAACTACCAATATCGTAAGTTTTCTCTGGTGCAAATCCCGTGCCAAAAAAATTGCGCGCTTTTTTGACGCAAATCCTTATACTGCAAGCACTTACGCTGACTGTCTATATTGTCAACCGGCTAGAATAGCCGGTACAACCCCCCCAGATGAGGGGCTACCCCCTTCCGAGGGATAGCGCCCTAATACCCCCCCTTTTAGGTGGCGTGAATGAACACCCGTTCACTGGTAGTTTTGTTCGTGATGGTCACGATCCAGTTCTTTCCACTACCATCCTCACGCATGATAGCATTGATGATACCAACATGAGCGTTACCCTTCGGGTCGATCACGCTACCATACTTACCACTCCGCATAGCGGCCAGAATCTTGTCGAGGCTATTCATATTATTCACCCACAGAAAGAAAGATAAAAACCCCACACACCACACGATACCATGAACACAACACAACCAACCAAGAAACCTATTAGCACCAATCCGCTTACCATGCCGAACGTGTCAACATCATCGGGATGATCACCGAATAGATTGTAACAAATCCAGTTTTTCATATCAGCAGTGTTCCTCATAATAGGAAATCGCAGCATACACACACTCGCTGAAAGCGTACGTCACCCACGCGGCAACGCTCAGATACGACACCAGCAGAATCCAGTCATTGAACGTGAGGCTCATGTGTTCCCTTTCGTGTTGGTTGTATTTTACCGAAACTTTTTCGCGGCGTCAACCCCCCTTATTCGGGGAGCGGCCAGATTTGAACATCGGCCTCACAGTGTTCACCACACTGGGGACACACGCCATGCTCGGCATGGATCGGGGTCATTTCGGCCCCACAGCAGTCGGAAACGATCAGGATATCATTCATCATCTTTCACTCTCACTTTCTCTATCTTCTATATCGGCATTATACCATGCAACACTTGAATGTCAAGTAAAAAAAATGCCACAAAAATATTTGACGCAAATCCTTATGGCACAAGAGTTTACGTCGAGTCTGCGGGCCCCGCACCCCCCTAGGTGGGGGATACCCCCTCACTCGGGGGACGATACCCCTTCCTCCACCATAGCACAGTAGTCATTCAGTTTATCGTAAAACGAATCCGCATAGTACAGCAACACACTGTCGGGGTGATTGTTGATGCGAACATAGTAACCGCCGTTGTAGGGTTGGTCGCCCTGCGGCACCGGCATTGTGATATCATACTGGCAATCGCCCATGAGTTCCTCGATAGCGTGGACGATTTCGTTAACGGTAACATGACGTAGCAGCATATTCAAGCCTTTTCCCTTTCGTGTTACGGTTATTCTACCAGACTTTTTTGGATTGTCAATCATTCCATCCGAAAGGCTGATCCATGAAAGGCCCGTAGATCATTCCCTCATCGACCCAACGCTCGTTTGGGGTAGGGGTGAGGGTTGGAGCAGTGATTTCTTGCTCAAGTCGGACCCGATACATAGTAGGCCGATCACCGACTCCCGGCAGAATGGCTACCACCGTGGCCCATGCCAGCGTCGTTCCATCAATCTGAACCCTATCACCAATCTGAATCATGTTTTCCCTTTCGTGTTGAGAGTATTTTACCAGACTTTTTTGCCCCGTCAACCCCCTCTCAGGCAGGGGTCAACTCGTCATCGTAGCACTCGTGAGTGTTGCCACCGTTTGTCACGACGATCCACACGTTGCCCTCGTCGTATTCCCAGTTCACGATTGTGCCACGAATCGGCTGGTCGAAACTGGTAATCATCACGCTGTCGCCAACTTCGAACATCTTTCGTTTGTCCCTTTTCTCTTATATCGGCATTCTACCGTACGATCTTTACTTGTCAAACAAAAAAAATCGCTTTTCTTTACCCCTACGGCGAGGGGGTCGCGCTGCCCGGCCGGATGTGCTGAGACACCCCTTACTGGGCGTTCATGAATCGTTCGGCCTCTGCGGAAGTTTTGAATGTTCCAATCAGTTGACGCGACCAGCCGTTAGGATAGTTCTTTTGACGGTAGACCTTGAACAGTTTACCCTTGCGAATCAGAATCAGCGTTTCCATTTTCTTTTCTCTCATGCTTTCTATATCGACATTCTACAGAGCGGACTTGACTTGTCAAGAAAAAAAGAAAAACTCGTCGATGATATAGCCGTCGTTATCTACCTCGATATACTCTCCATCGGAACCTGACTTGAAAAAATCGGTGATCATATTGTGATTGTCGCGGGCTTCCGCGAGCAACTCTCCGCCGATGGCGTATTCTTCGAGCAGACTATCTACCGTGGCATTTTCGCCATAGAGAATGTCGCACAGTTCCGACCGACTCATGATAACCTTAAGGCTTTCCATTTTCTTTTTTCCTTTTCCTTTTCTCTTATATCGACAGTTTACAGTGTATTCTTGACTTGTCAAGAAAAAAAATCCCGATTATGTTCGGGACATCTTCAAGATACGCTCCACGGTGCCCGACTTGACCATCTTGCCCAGATGCTGCCGGATGCGGAAACCGTCCACACCGTTTGCTCGCATGGTGGCCGCGATGTCGGCCAGACTGCGGATTTCGGTCTGGCGGGCATCGTCGAGCATCCGCACGAACACTTCCCGGCGGTGCATGACTTCGATGGGATTGCCGAAACCGTCGGCGGTCGAGAGGGGCGGGAGGATGGGCAACTCCCCGACACTGGTGTTTTGTTTGCGATTGTTGCAGACACCACAAAGGGCTTGCAGATTGTCCAGACTGTCGGTGCCACCCTTAGACTCGGGCACGATATGATCACACTGGAGAGCATCGCGGTCACCGATACCACAGGCCCGGCAACGGCCGTTGTCGCGGGCAATCACACGCTCGCGGATCGAGGCGGGAATCGGCTTTTTCCGTCGCATGATCATTCTCCCTGCTAGGTATATCGGTATTCTACCCTGCGGCCCTTGAATGTCAAACAAAAAAAATCCTAGAAATATTTTTTTGCCCATAGATTATTTGGCATGATATTTGCAGGGAGTAATATATTATTCCGGCGAAAAGGTTAGGTTAGGTAGTACACCCCCCATAGGTGGGGGTTCGGCTGCCCGGCAGGATGGGCTGGTACACTCCCCCGATCACTCCCCCCGGAAGGGGGAGAGTTCCTCGCCCGCGGCCATGATCGCGGCATACTGGTTGGCGAGGGCTTCGATCCTCTCGCGGGAACCGGGCTTGCTCACGGGAACGATCATGAGATCATCACCCCCCCGATAGCGGGGGTCGGCCTTAGCCTTAGCCTTACCCCCCTTTCGGAGTAGTGCTTTCCGATTAAACTTGAGAATCTTCTCCCCCCGAATGGGGGTATACACTCCATCGGCCACGGACGGCTGACAGGGGATAGCGATCCCCACGAAAATCCCGCGAGCCTGTCGCTTCGCATCCTCGATGATTTGAAACTTCGTCAAGTTGAAACCCTTTCGTGTTGAGACTGTGCCAGTATAAAGACCCGCGAACCTTGCCGTCTACCCCCCTAGTGGGGGGATCACCCGTTGAAATCCGTCTCGCCGGGGAAGTTGACCGCCATATCGAGCCACAAATCGTCGGTGACCGGATCGACCATCGTATCGTCAGCGACACACTCGCAGTGTTCACCGCACCGCGAGCAGATTCCGTGATCCTCGTTTGCCCACGCTCCGCAGCAGTCGGAAACCATGCCCATTTTGAAACCCTTTCGTGTGAGACTGTGAGACTAGATTATAAAGACCCGCGACCCGCCCCGTCTACCCCCCTTTCAGGGGATCGTGATATACCCCCTCGTGCCAGTATAGGTCAGCGTCAGAGTCTGACCGGGATACTTGTTGTCGATGTACCGCTGTGCGGTAGACTTGAGATTATCGGTAGCCGAAACGTGTTGGACTACCTTGCCGGTCGAATCCGTGACTCGCCAGATTTTCTTGGCGACGATCCGTGGAAGGCTACCGATGAAATCGTTGACGTGCATTTGAAACCTTTCTTTCTTCGTTGTACCCCGATTATACAGTATGGTATCGGTAATGCAAATCCTGAAAATGAGAAAATCTTTTTCTTTCGACATTGTAAGGAAGTCTTTTTTGGCACACGGTTTGCATCGAGTTTGCCCGCAGAATCCCCTCTCGCGGGGGGTCTAGATTTTCAAACGGGCCCGTTCCCCCCTCGCGGGGGGTTCGCCACTCTCCCCCTCTCTCGCGGGGGTATGCTTCTCTCCCCCTGTCGGGGGGTGTTACTCGTTCCCCTCTCAGGGGGGTTTTTCTGTTTCCCCCCTATGGTGGGGGATCGGCGGCCGCGGCGGCCGGTGGTCTAAACATAGCAAGCACATCACATATAATTAGCCAGTTTATTATCCACTTTCCCAGTAATATTCATAAAAAAAGCTAGCATTGCTGCTAGCTTCTTTTTGATGCTAATCTATCAACGCATCACACCGTTGTGGTATTTATCTTAACGGATGGTCTTCGACCACGAGGCTTAACAATAGCCAGTTTTCGCCTTTGGCGACGAATCATTCCCACACTTATGGATCGTGATCCGTCAATCTTGTTAAGATATGCCGCTATCTCCTCATCTTTCATTGTGGTGCTATTATTAGCAATAAATTCCATCTCTTCTTTAGTCCACTTCTTATAAGTTTTAGACATTTTTATCTCCTGTATAATTTGCCTTTTGTGTATCAAACATCTATAATACTATAAATAGATCAAAATTCTGGTCAAGGTGACAATATGCAAAATATAATTTCTTCAACACTAAAAACAGTTGCTAGCGAAACCATCACGGCCGAAGAACTTAATAAAGAGGACAAGCCACTAGAGGAAGTGCTAAATGAAAAAACAGAAGAAACTACAGAACAAAGTAACAGAAGCTGAATTTTTAAGAGTATGGGAAAAAATTAGTAAAAAATTAGGATATAAATTTAAATTTGGATATCATAGTCATGATGATATGAAGCAGCAGGCCGCCATATTTGCCTTGGAGGGTTTGGAAAAATATGATAAAAGTCGCCCACTAGAAAACTTTTTATGGACCCACGTTAGAAATAGACTATTTAATTATAAACGAGATAATTATCAACGCCCCGATAAACCATGTTTAACATGCCCCTTTTATAATACTAATATTGAAAGTGCTTGTTCGGAATTCTCTAATAAAAATGATTGTTCCTTATATTCCTCATGGACATCTCGCAACGACACCAAAAAGAATATAATGAAGCCCCTCACCATAGAGAAGGTTAACGAAAATAGCAAAGAGATCGCTAAAGATGACTTTCTGCAAAATCTTAGCAATAAGGAAATAATTAATTTAATAGATAAAAATATTAGCATTAAAAATCGCCCCATATTTCTCAGAGTCATAGGTGGCAGCAAAGTTCCCAAATCTGAGATTAAAAAACTAGTTAACGAAATAAAAAAAATATTAAAAGATCATGACATCAATACCTAAAAAACGTGGACAACTGAGTCTCGAAGAAGAAAAATTTATCAGAGAAAATCTATCATTATTAACCGTTGAGAACATAGCAGAACAACTCAATCGTAATGTGGCCCCCATTAAACGATATATTAGCGAAACAAAAAATCTCCAATCTGGAAGCCAAGCCGCGGAAGATGATTTACTCAAACAAAAATTATATGGAAAAACTTTCTGGCAAGAAATTAAAAAACAATTCGACGAGGAAAGTGGAGAATTAGAATATTTTGAAAATGTATGGATCAATTTGCTGCGCCAGTTCCGAGAGGATGTTTTGCCCGCGGAAGAACTTCAGATCAAACAATTTATCACAATCGATATTCTTATCAATAGGAGCATGAAAGAACGCAAAAGACACATTAGCGAAACTGAAAAACTACAAAAGGCTGTTGATGCAGAATATGAAAAACCAGATGATCAAAGAGATATACCAAAACTGGCCAACCTCGAAACTCAACTTAGCTTCGCGCGCAACAGTATCGCTAATTATACCAACGAGTATACAAAACTATTGGGTGAACAACAAAAAATCAGCAAGGATCTAAAAGCCACCAGAGAGCAGCGAATCAAAAGAATAGAAGATGGTAAAAGCTCTTGGGTGGGTTTAATACGCATGCTAGAAGATGAAGATATAAGAGAAAAAGAGGGGCGCGAAATGGAAATACTAAGACTCGCCACCAACAAAGCAAAAGAATCTTTGATGGAATATCATGAATATCAAGACGGCAAATTAGATACTCCTTTTCTTACTCCAGAATCAGTATTAAAAAATGAAACGTAACTATGATGATCCAGCATATAAAAAGTGGCGACAAAATGTTTACAAACGAGACAACTTTCAGTGTCAGTGGCCATATTGTTCATTCAAAAAAAAATTACATGCCCACCATATTTATAGATGGGCCGATTTTCCCGCTCTAAGATTCGTACTAGACAATGGTATTTCTCTCTGCAAAATTCATCATGATATGATCAAAAATCAAGAAGATATATACGCACCAATATTTAGTAAAATTATAGCGAATAAAAAAAATGATAAACACTGATTTTACAATAATAATAGATACAAGAGAGCAAAAGCCGTGGACATTTGAATATCAGGCCACAGCAAATCATAAGCTCGACACAGGCGACTATAGCATACAAGGATACGAGAATATACTTGCTATCGAACGCAAACGTAATGTTGCAGAATTTGCTAATAATATTACCGAAAAAAGATTCAAAGATGTAATAGATAGATTAAAAAATATTAAACATTCATATATATTATTTGAATTTAACATGGAGGATATTGTAAGATATCCAATAGGCAGCGATATTCCAAAAAGATTGTGGGATAAAATAAAAATTAGTCCAGCATTTCTTATTAAAAATATTTTGGATCTACAAATAGATCACAATATAAAAACTATATTTTGTGGCAATAGCCATAATGCTGAAAGAATAGCTTTATCTATAATGAGAAAAATCTTTAAAATGGAAAAACCCAATGGTCAAATTTGATGATGCTTGGCTAGGACTAGGAGATCTAGATTCTTTAGTCATTAATACGAATCCTATGATTCGCAGAAACAAATCTGATATAGAAAACCCAGATAGACATCTGGTGAAACTACTAAAAGATCCTTTATATTTTGGTAGCACATGCAAACTCCTTTTTGATATAGAGTTACATCCTATACAGGTCGCTATCTTACAAGAATTTTGGACGAGAGCCTTCCCTATGTTCGTTGCTAGTCGTGGTTTTGGTAAATCATTCCTTTTAGCTTTATATGCATTCTTGAAATGTATATTCGTTCCCGGCACAAAAATAGTTATTGTTGGTGCCGCATTTCGTCAGAGTAAAGTAATATTCGAATATATGGAAACTTTATGGAGAAATAGTCCAATAATTCGTAGCATATTTAATGGGAATGATGATGGTCCAAGACGAGATGTTGATAGATGCACAATGAGACTTGGTACAAGTTGGGCAATAGCGATTCCACTTGGTACTGGTGAAAAAATTAGAGGTTTGCGTGCTCATATAATTATTGCTGATGAGTTTGCTTCTATATCTCCCGACATATACGAAACAGTGGTTTCTGGCTTCGCTGCTGTGTCTGCTACCCCAATACAAAATGTCAAAAAAGAAGCTAAGAAAAAAGCAATGAAAGAAGCTGGCTTATGGAACGATGATTTAGAAACACTAAGTTATAGTCTTGGTAACCAAGCTCTTATAGCTGGCACTGCTGATTATGCATTTAAACACTTTGCTAGTTATTGGAAAAGATACAAATCTATTATTGAAAGCAAAGGGGAAAAACATAAACTAGAAGAAATATTTAAAGGTGAAGTTCCAGAAAATTTTAATTGGAAAGATTATAGCATAGTTAGAGTTCCATACGAATTGATACCAAAAGGATTCATGGATGATAAACAAGTGGCACGAGCCAAAGCTACTATCCATACTGGCATCTATAATATGGAATACGCGGCTTGTTTTACAGAAGATAGCGATGGGTTTTTTAGGCGTAGTTTAATTGAGAGTTGCGTTACTAGAGATACGTCTCCTATCATTATAAATAGTGAATCTATTATTTTTGATCCTAAAGTCAAGGGAGATCCCAATCTTAAATATGTTTATGGTATTGACCCGGCATCCGAAAAAGATAATTTTAGTATAGTAGTTTTAGAATTACATCCAACACATAATCGTATTGTATATTGTTGGACTACTAATCGAACTAATTTTAAAGAGCGTCAAAAAACAGGACTCGTATCAGAACATGATTTCTATGGTTTCTGCGCACGAAAAATAAGAAATCTAATGAAAAGTTTTCCTTGTGAACGAATAGGCATGGATGCTCAGGGCGGAGGTATTGCTGTTGAAGAAGCTTTACACGATCCAGACAAAATACAAGATGATGAATTATTGATTTGGCCAATTATAGAAAATAAACCAAAAGATACTGATGATCAATCGGGGTTACATATATTGGAGCTTGTGCAGTTCGCTAAAGCCGATTGGACTAGTCAAGCTAATCATGGACTAAGAAAAGATTTTGAGGATAAAATCTTATTATTTCCTAGATTTGACGAAATTAGTTTATTATTAGCTTTGGATCAAGAAAATAGAGATATACAGAGCGCCGATCTAAATCCACTATATGATAATATAAGCGAATGTGTTCTTGAAATAGAAGAGTTAAAAAATGAATTAACCACCATAGTTATGAGTCAAACTAGCACATCTTCTGGAGCCAGAGACAGATGGGATACTCCAGACATTAAAATGCCCAATGGCAAAAAGGGCAAATTACGCAAAGATAGATATAGTGCTCTTCTTATTGCTAATATGTTAGCTAGACAAATTAACAGAACACTACAACCAATTAATTATGATATTATAGGAACAGATGCTTCAAAGAGTGTAAAAAATAATGGTCAAATGTATAAGGGGCCTAACTGGTTTACAGAGGGCGCAAATGAGGATATTTATATAGGAATATACAAGTAGTGTGTATATTACAACTGTAATCCCATTATAATACTAATAAAATATTATGGCTAAAAAATATCCAAAAAGCGAAGCTATCCAAGATGCCGTTCTTAACGATTCCGAGGCGTATGTTACATGGGGTGAGGATTTACAAAGTAAACAAAACGCACTCAAAGAATCTTCCGGATGTTTAGAAGAATATGGTCTATTTAGATCTAATGCTGGTTTTAGAAACAGAAGCAACGACTTTTCCAATTTGCTTCCCGGCATAGACGGCAAGCCAGGACTAACAAAAAGAGGATACGATTATTTTAGACCAGATGAAGCTGTTCCTACTCATATAAAAGAAATTATCAGACGTGCGGACGATGTATACCAAAGAGTTGGTTTAGTAAAAAATGTTATAGATCTTATGGCAGATTTTGCTGTTCAGGGAGTAAAACCTGTTCATAAAAATAAAAGAATCGAAAGATTTTATCGTAAGTGGTTCAAAAAGGTTAAGGGTAAAGAAAGAAGCGAAAGATTTTTAAATAATATCTATCGTGTTGCTAATGTTGTTATCAATAGACAAACAGCTAAAATCAGTTTAAAAACAGCTGATGAATTTTTTAGATCAACAGCAGCAGCCGACACCACAGAACAAGATGATGACATCACATCCGTTGATAAAAGAGAGATTCCTTGGAGATATACTTTTATAGATCCTGTTTATGTTAATGTGAGCGCAGGATCTTTGTCATCTTTTGTGGGCCAAAAAAGATATGAATTAAGTATTCCTGCTGGTGTTAGAAAAATCATAACTTCACCAAAAACAGATAATGAGAGAGCAATTATCTCTGGGTTGCCAGCACAAATTATAGAGGCGGCCAAAACTAAAAAGCCATATCCTCTTGATCCGCAAAAAACTTTGGTTTTTCACTACAAGAAAGATGATTGGCAGACTTGGGCTTATCCAATGATATATAGTATAATGGATGATATAACTGTCATAGAAAAACTAAAATTAGCAGATATGGCAGCTCTTGATGGTGCAATTTCTAATATTAGAATTTTTAAACTAGGTAACCTAGAACATAAGATTGCTCCAACAAAAGCCGCTGCTAGTAAGTTATCTAGTATTTTACAAAATAATGTTGGCGGAGGAACTCTAGATCTTGTGTGGGGTCCAGATATAGAA